ACAAAAGGCATTCGCCTTACTCCTCAGTTGCTTCAACTTCCTCTGTTGCTAATGCCTCATCCGTGAGGTGGTTAGATTTAAGATTAGCTATGAGTGTAACTGTTGCGGCTTGCATTAAACCAACAGTCAGTGTAGCTTCTCTAAGGTTTTTATCTGCTTCCATTAGGTGAGTGAGTACAGCCCGCCCCTCATCTGAGATCAGATCTGACTCGTAGTTCACATCATCTACTGTTACTATAGCCATTACAGTTCATCCTCCATGTCACTTTCAGCCGCTTCAAACTCAGCACCATCAGGGCTACCAACTTCAACAAGGTCTAGTACTTGCATAGCTTGAAAGTCTAAGCCTTTGAAAGAGCCGTACTTGTTAGTGGTTTCCCACTCATTGTACTGCACCTTAACTACAGAACCATTGCCTACTTTAGCATCAAGAGGTTTCTTGTACTGGTCAACAAGTCTAGGTGCTGATCGTACTGTCCCGTCCTTGCCATCGACCTTACGTTTAATCACAATGGATGGGCCTTCGTCCATCTCTTTAATACTAAATCCACGAGCCTTAAAATCTGCGGCAGTGGCCTCATCTACAACTAAGTTTACTGAGTACGTGGGTTCAAAGGTTGTGTTCGGTGTAGTGACCGATGCCCAGTACGCTGTGCCTTCTAGTATAGCCATGTTACTTTCCTCTTTGGTGGTTAAAATTAATTGTGGAGTATACCACAGTTGTTCAAGCCTGTCAATCTTTATTTGTTACCGACTGAATCCGTGTCCTTGTTGCCGTTGATTATGTCAAGCGTTGTTTCGTACTCAGTCTTGTCAATGATGTACTGTATGACTGCTTGTTCTTTCACGCCATACTGCTTACAGGCTACGCTTAAAAGAACCTTGCCGTCTGCCACATCTCTTGCCGCCTTAGATGTAGCTACTGCTTGCGGTGATGGGTCTGCGCTAAACATCTCTTCAAACATTGCGATCATCCTCCCGTTCTTTCTTGAGTTCATCTATCATTAATTCAGATTCATATAGCAATCTAATGCCGCACCCCAGTGCTATCAGCACCAACACCCCTAGAATTATATCAATCATAGCTTACCCCTTTAAAACTAAAATAACATTTATCAATGTGAGTACACATGCAAGGACAACCATCGACCTTACTGTTTTTATAAACCTTGATTCAAACTTGCTCTTCATTACTATTGTTTCTTTCTCCACCCAGTTGGTCACCCTTTGCAAGGCACTCACTGTTAGCTTCTTTACCTTCTCCATCTACTACCTCCGTCTGTTGTTTGTTAAAGATCGCATCGTAGTTATCGTTAAACCTATTTAAGTTTACGCTCCTTGCACGATCACCTTTGCCGCCATGTGTTGCGTCACCCATGTTCTCTAGTCCTCCGTCCATATCTTACCAAAGGTTATTACTGTGAAGGGTAGCATGATCACGACACCCTCAAAGGATGCCGCGCATATTGATTCTTCTCCTGTCTTAGTAACCCATACAGCCCTGCTGTCGGCGAACTCAAAGTCAAAACCCACACCTAGCCTATAGTTTATAGTTAAAAAGTTTTCTCCGAACCCTGCTGTCATATTAAACCTCTATCTTAAAAGGAATGCTACAGTTAGTCACGTTGTTCTCTGTTGATATAGCCTTGTCAAGATACTTGGTGACCGCCCTGTTCAACTTACTGTAGACATTGGTAGAGTAAGAAACATTCTTAACCGCCCCATCCTGTACGTCAAAGGACACCACAAACGCAGTAGACTTATTAAAATTCAGCTTGCTTATATACTTCCCGAAGTTAATAGAACTATCAGGCTGTGGGCAAGGGTGTTTAATAGGCGCTCTCTTAACTACAGGTTCAGGCAACACAGCTATAGGTACGTTCTTAACTACAGGTTCAGATAATGTAGCGATAGGTACGTTCTTAACTACAGGTTCAGGCAACACAGCTATAGGTTCGGGCAACACTACAGCCGTAGCCAGTTCTTTAACCTCAGAGATCTTCTGATCTTGTTCGGTTAGCTGATCGCTTAGCCGCACCACTTCTTCAGACAAGATGATGTCGTTCATTAAAGCCTTGTCAAGTGTTGTTAGTGACTGATCGTGGATAGTTAGTGTCGTACTCAGCGTTTCTTGATACCGCCGCAATGTATTCTCATGATCATCTAATGCACCGCTAAGCACATTGTAATTATCTGAGGTCATGTCCAACTTTATAGTGTTGGTTTTAAATCTCTGCTCTAACTCACTCATCTGAGACATCGCCGCATTCTTATTTATATCCATGTTGATATATAACAATGCACTTACCCCTAGTAAAACTGTAGGTACTAAAATATTAATTGCTTTGTTCATTACATTTCTCCTCTTCATCTTCTTCTGAATTTTCAAACTCTGAATCGCAAGAGTCACTTAGATGTTCATCACCATGTAACCAATCCTCACAGCTACCGTTCCAACCTCTACTCATTTTCTTTTCCCTTAAATAATTTAAAGAGATGATAACATAAACCAACCTCAATGTCAACAACTAAATGAGTGCTTGACTTCTAAATCAATCTATGCTATAATCTCTAATAGTTTTTAAGCCTTTAAAGAATTCTCTTTTATCTTCTTCTGAAAAGAAAAGGACAATAGCTTTAAAGATCTGCATAGTCTCTATAGACTATAGTCTGTTTCAACTTCAAGAGCATAATCATCATCGTGTACAAAGGTATTATCTACTATGCCTAGTGTCTTACTACAGCAAAGAGGACACATATCTGTACCACCGCTATGCTCATCAAACATTGTTAAACAGTAACCGCATTCATATTTACTCATTGGGTTTCTCCTCTTCGACTATCATTACGGGGGCTATATCAACTATGTGGCCGTTGTATTTTTTATACATCCCCGCTCGTTTATTTACTTCTGCATACTCCATTGCCTGTTCGGGTGTTGATGCCGCTACGTCTATATAATAACCGCGTACCTCAGACATCATTACCTTATAGGTATGTACTGGTGTTGTCAAGTCAATTGTCTTTTTCATATCTCTATCTCTCCACTGTTATTTTAAAATCAATTGCATCTATCTCTTCTTTAACAATACCTATAATGATATCATCTACCTCACATAAGTCTAGCTTTTCTTCCAAGCTACACTCGACATCGTACAGTCTTGAATCTAAATCATTTAGCTTACTGATTAAATCCGATAACTTTTGTTCATCCTTTATTAAAGTCTTCATTTCAATCTCCAGTTTAATTTAATCCAACAAGGAGCGCACACATATGCGCCCCGATCTTTTATAGTGGCAGTACAGCCACAGTTACAGCTTACCATGATGGCGCGAGTCTTTCAAGATAACTTTCCTGCGATCCCTCGAATGTCAGATCATACACCCCTGACACTAAACAGTAACCGCCCTCTGGCATAGCCATTAATCTATTGGTGCTATACGATATATCTAGGGGCGTATCCCGTACAGGGTCATGGCCTCTTCGACATATAGCCAAGTCGTTTGGTAGGTCTATCAGCACTGCCGTCCAACCTAAAGAGGCCACCGCCTTTTCTGCTTTCTCCATGTTGGTTATCATTACTTCACCGCCGCTATTAGGTTATCTTTCATTGTAACATTAGCAAAAAACTCTCTACCTTTGCCAGTAATATGAGGCCGATTAGCCCCAGTTAATAGACCATTAGATATATACTCATTACCAAACATGCTTGTCTCAATATAATCTAATCGGTTGCCTACATTCTCTTTCAATTCTTTTTTACTGTTATAATTAAAGACTATCATTTTTATATCCTTTTTTATTAAGTTAATAATTTTATTTTAAATCTTTAGAAACTTATCGCTTATCTATACGCGACACTCACTTATCTAATCATGCCACCTCATATGCTGATTTAACTGCTGATATATAATGATCGGACGCGCAGACCATCGCACCATTTGACAGTATGCAAATATCGTATGGCTCTATGGTAACCACTTGTAACCATGCGTCATTAGAGCCGTTAAAATTGTCCCACAACTGTACAAAATCACCCTCGAAAATAATCATATCATGCCACCTGTAATGTTTGAATTAAATTAGATTTAAAGTTACTAGACCTTGAACCATGTACAGTGATAGCAATGTTCCTTGTCGCACCATCACATAATCCACAGTCTATACACTGGATGCCCTTAGAGTCTGCCAAACATTCGATCTCAGAGGGAAACAGTGCATCGCCTACCATAGCCACCCTAAAAGTCTTAGCGCCCTTAGACTGGAATTTAAGGGCCTGTCTGGGCGTATCCGCTGAAACCATACAGATTGACATGAACCGATCATCAAAGTTTTTATGGTTCGCTTGGTGCGTATAACCTGTATGACCTATGCCAAGGTATGCAATCTTTGCCATCTCTTCAAAAGGAACTGCGGCAGGATCACCATAAGCGCCCAGTCTTATTTTACGATGGCTAAAATGCCCACCATGTAATGACGCATCAAACGCGGGATAGATCCCTTTAACGTAGCCCTTGTATACAGCATTCGGGGCTTGACCTATGTTTACATAACATGCGCCTTTATTATAATGACGATGCGGACAACTGCCACAGATTGCAACATCCTTCCCAACCTTTGAAGCTTCAACGGGGTTCATGTCCGTTCGGATTATCCACGTTTGCACCATATCGCCAGTCTTTGCGTTGGACGTTGCCATAGTTGCAATGATCGCAATAGGTGCGCCATCTAAAACGCTTGCACCCTGCCACATTATATAGCCTCTATGCTTTGACATGGCTTTTGGCTTGGCTTGTTTGTCTGATAAATATCTCATATTAAAAAACCCCTAGATTTTCGTTAAGTAAATATAGAACTGTCGCGCCCACCCAATAAACTATTGCGATATAGATCCAGTCAATTTTTGATACTTTCATTATCATTTCCTTTTTTAGTATCCGAAGTCAATATAGACAACGGTCGAACCTTTCAGATATATCTCGCGACAAATATCGTCCGTATCTTCAAGCGCATACTGGTTGTAAGGCTTCCCAGTGTTCCAGTTCAAATCGCGTATATAACGACCTCGAGTGAATGTCTTTAATGCGTCAGGTTTACGGCGTACATAATCGCCTATTTTAACGTCTTTAAGTTTGATAGCTTTCATAATTATTTTCCCTCCCATATCAATTGATGTTCATCATATAACCAACCGTTAACTTTAATCATCTCTTGCTCACAGTGGCAAAAAGCTATGAAAATTTGAGTGGTGTCTGTTTCTGGTGGTACGCTAATATGCAATTCACCGCAACCATCACCCAATATATACTCAGACCATTTTAAATTTGTACAGTCATTGTCGCATGTTGGACATTCCTCCTCATCAACATGAGTGTCGCAATTATGGTAATGTTCCCCACATACATCACATATGTCGCCGCCGTCCATTAAGTCATAAATAAAGCCGTTGATGTTCTCTCTGATATCTTTGCCATCCATAATCATCTGCCTATTTTAATTTGCGTTTGTGGCGTTGGTTTTTGCGCCATTGGCAGGATCATAACACTATTTTAAAACTGCCTACAAGCGATTAAAAACATATGTCGTAAATAGATAAATGTCGCAAATAGAACAGCCTACCTTTTATACACCAATTTTTAAGGGGTAGTTTTTGGGTAGGTTTTTAGATTCTTGAATGCCCCACAGCCTGTTTAATTTAAAGCCTGAAAGCATTGCTTGAAACGTGAACAACCATATCAATTCTGAGCAATTGGATTAGATAGGCTAATAGATAGCTTGTATTGGATATGTCAGTGGTTGTGTCAATAGATTTATTGGTTAAAAACTGATCAATTTCAGAGATTTTAAAGCCTGTCAAGAACTATTTGTATAATCTGACAGGTTTAATAAAGGATAATAGAGAGAATGGTATAGGCTATTGATTTATAAGGTTGTGAAGTCTTTAGAGGTATTAATCTCTACAGACTTCAAAGACTCTACAGAATGTACACCACTTTTACAGGTGCCTAGTCTTTGAAGTCTTTGAAGTCTTTGAAGTCTAGGGGAATTTAAAAGGTTGGATAAAAAGTCTTGACAAGTCTTGATAGCCTTTGAAGGGGAGGCAGGTCGCCATGCCCCCTCCCCCCTATATATACTAAACCTCGTACATTTTGAGACAGATAGGCTTGTAAACCAGATAGGTGCGGGGCTATAAAGACTCTACAGGGTAGGAAGGAGGTAGTAAAGGAAGTTTCTTTCCTTTTTCTTTTCTTTTACAAGGGGAATACGATAAGGGTGGGACAGGCTATATAACCCTGGGGGGCTTAATATCTATTATAGCCTCAGAATCGCAATCTGTCAAGTACTTTCTTTACTTTATTTTCATAAAAGACTTGACAAACCCTCATTCTAGGGCTATAATGTAGTAACATACAATGGATAAACATATCTTATATGAGTAATAAAGAACTTACAACCAAGCAACAGTCCTTTCTTGATAGCCTTATGACCTGTAATGGCGATACTAGACTTGCAGGAGAGTTAGCAGGTTATGCTCCTACAAGCATTAATAGTGTTGTTAAGTCTTTAAAGACTGAGATACTTGATCTAGCTACCAACATACTGGCTCAGAGCGCCCCTAAAGCCGCTTTAAAGCTAGTAACCATAATGGATAGTGCAGAACCTGTGCCACAAGCTAACATGCGTATACAGGCCGCACAGACAATCCTAGATAGGGTGGGCTTAGGTAAGACTGAAAGACTAGATGTTACTGTTAATACTGCCGGA